GTTCGGCCTCGAAAGCCTCTGCGAGACAAGACAATACGTACTCTTTGTCATCTCGCTTTGGTTTTCGAATCAAACTACGCCAACTTCGCTCGACCTTAACTACTCTTATTTTTTTATCTTCTCTTTTCTGTTTAGGTTTCATTTTAAGGTCTTTGCGGGCAAAGAAATCGTCAATTTCAAGCGATCTCTTAAAGACGATACCGTCCCTAATTTGATCAACTCTGCTTTCAATAATGTCTCTTTCTTCGCACATCGTTAGGTCGTAGCCGACAGGTTTTTCGGTGACACCAAAAAAATTGTCAACTTCGTCATAGGAATCAAGTGGTCTTTTAAACAAGGCCTTCCTAATCTTTCTGTCCTTCCTACACGCTGCTTGATAAGGATACGGAAGTTTATAAAGAAACTTATCCTTCTGCTTGGCAATAAGCATTGCGTTAGCTCGACATACTCGGACGAAGCCACGGATCGTCGTCGTTGACTCCAACGCCATACCCAAGTAATCTTCTGTCATCTTCTCGGGATAGAGTGACTTGGCGTTGGTTTTCTTTTCCTTCTTCTCATGGGTGAATAGAGTCGAATTCACCTCAGCCAAAGCTTGTGACTGCAGGCATTTTTCTTTGTTCGTTTCCATTCCCACTTGCCCCCCGTTGTAAATAATGCGATCACGGAGGTTAGACTTTTTGTCTGGTTCCCTGAGAAGTAGATCATCACCGTTAATGAGAGAACGGTGTGAAGTCCACTGAGAGAAGGTAATTGAACCTTCTTCCAAAAGGTCAGTCAACGATAAGTCGACGATGGTTTTGTTTGTAAGGCAGAGAAGTGGGAAACTCATAAAGCTCCCCATGGGCTGGCCTCGTGGGAAATCCGACCTGTGACGGTCGAACTCATCTTCATTAAAGTCCCAATATGTACTAATATCGTACTCATCTTGGCGTTTATCGCGACTATTTAATTTCAGATTTCCGAGAACCCGGAGGCACCTTTTCTCGTCGTCTGACATTCCGTCAGATTTCTCGATCAGGATCTCGATGCCGGCCCGAACATACTCCGCCTTAATGTTATCGGTCGCCCCTACATAGTCAAAGCTCAAGTAGTCTCCAGTCCCGTTAAGGTCTGAGATATGCTCATTTGTAGGGTCGCCGACCAATAACCAACTACGGCGCTGAAGGTAATGATAAAGGGAGCGGTGGAGAGGATAGAGCACTTGAGAGTTATAAGATGAATAGCAAGTCACTACTCGAGGCTTCCCCGAAGAGAAGACAAGAGTATGATGACAACTATCATCGAACTCCTCCCTGTGCCAGTTTCCGCCGGAAGTCCGGGAATGTTGACGGGTAGCATGCCCGTTGGGGACGTACGGATACTTTTTCTTGTTCCATCCTTGAGGTACATTGCCGCTAAACAGCTTGCGGTACTTCGCCAAATGATCCTCATCCACATCAACTTCCTTTTTCATTTTTCTCATCCATTCGATTCTTTTTACGTCGAACCTAGGTTCACAGTTATCGCAACAAGATTTTTCGACCTTCTGAGAGGTCTTTATTGACAGTTCTTGAAGCACACTGAGCTTATCGTCGTAACACATTCGGACGGCGGATCGAAGTCCGCCGCAGACAACCGTTTCCGGTATATTTCCTATGTCACCGCTCAATCCTAGTTCTAAGTTAAAGAACGAAACCAACGCCACGGCCTGACCGTGCAATTTTCTTGACTTTGTGCACTGATCTTCCTCCCCCTGATCCAGGACAGAGAACCTGTTGTTATTACGGTTTTCGGTGACCGGCGGCTCTGCCTTTTGAATAATGGCATCTAGCTTATCACCCGAAGGTGACGAGAGGACGGAATCACGTCTTTCAACTCTCTTTTTTATTGCGTAATTTTGTCGTTTGTTTTCTCGTCTTTTCTGTTTAACGCCGATGACGGTTCGGCTAGGAAAGGGGGTGGGCGCTTTTACTTTTGGTAGTTTACATCGACTAGTACAGCCGTCGCTCACAGCGATGACTACTCCGTCGGATACTACACAATAACGGCACCCCCCCGACGATGCGGCACTTTGTACCCCAGAGGTCTTATCCGCC